TATTTTTTAAATTTTATTTTTTAAATTTTATTTTTATTTTTATAATTTATTTTTTTTTATTTTTTATTTTTTATTTTTTAAATTTTGTTATACTTTTTATAAAAGCATATTTAAATCATTGCCTGAGTCTGAAAGAGTTATACCATCTTACAGTCATTGCATATCACTCAAATCTATTCCAAATTTATTAAGAGACAAATTTTTAAAAAAACAAAATAAAGTAGATCAAAAACAATTGATAAACTTAGATATGAAAATATAACGGGATGAAGAAAATATAAAACGAAAAAATATAAAACGAAAAAATATAAAACGAAAAAATATAAAACGAAAAAATATAAAACGAAAAAATATAAAACGAAAAAATATAAAATTAAAAAATATAAGACACGAAAATATAAGACACGAAAATATAAAACAAAAAAATATAAAACGAAAAAATATAAAACAAAAAAATACAAAATGCGAAAATAAAAATAATACAATTATAATTATAAAAAAATACAAAATGCGAAAATATAAGACACGAAAATATAAAACACGAAAATATAAAACAAAAAAATACAAAATGCGAAAATAAAAATAATACAATTATAATTATAAAAAAATATAATTTTATAATTATAATTAATGTTATACATAAATCACAAAAGAAAAGCAATTTTTATACATATTCCTAAAACAGCAGGTTCATATATTGCTGATGTATTGGTAAAATATTACGGATTTACAAATTATCTTAATTTGCTGGTTAATAAACGTCCCGATCACGATGAAATTTGCAAAACAAATGAATACCCAATAATATTGACAGAAAATTCAACATACGACAACTCATTTTTTAATAAATGTATTGGAATACTTAAATATTGCCAAACTAGCGAGTATATAAATAAAATGTGTGATATGAATGCTGAAAAATGGGAAATATATTTTAAATTTTGTTTTATTCGCCATCCATATTCTCGAATGATTTCGGCGTGGAAACATATTAAACAAATATTTCCGAATATATTGCCATTTGATGAATATATAAGACAGAATAAATATAATGTATCAAACATTGAATATGGTCATATATTTATGAGTCAAACAATACACATAATGAATTCAAGTGGCAAATGTGGAATGAATATGTTTGGTAGATTTGAACAATTGGAAGAGGATTTAGAAATTATATTAAATGCTATTGGAATTTATCGGATAATTCATAATAAAAAAAAAATAAATAGTTCAGGAAATTTTAATTTAAAAATAGATAGAAAAATAATTAAAATAATGAATTATTTATTTGCGGATGATTTAAATAATTTTCACTATGAAATGGTTTTATAAAAATAATTAAAAATATAATTTAAATTGTATATTTATATATTCCATTAGAAGGTGTTAAATTATTAAATCCACTAAAACATTGTCGATTGTCATATATTCCGCAAGTAGATGCTAATCGATTTTTTGCCCTTCTTGTTGCTATACTAGATGCTCCTACACCACTATTTCCTGCTTGATATTTATTATAAATATTTTGTGGTGTATTTGTTATTTTATTGCCTCCTGGTGCAAATTTTGTACTTCTTCTTCCGCCAGCACCTGCATTTTTTTTATACAAAAATCCGGGAAATCCAATACTTCCACCATACCAAAATTGTCCATATGAGTTTGACATTTATAGTTATATTATAAAAAAATAAGTTATATTATAAAAAAATAAGTTATATTATAAAAAAATAAGTTATATTATAAAAAAATAAGTTATATTATAAAAAATAATATTTAATCACTTTCATTACATTTTATTTTCATTGTAATTTTTACATTTTATACAATTTTTATTCATTCCCAAATAATGTTTATTACAAATTAATGGCATTGTATAATCTTTTTTTATCCAAAAACTCTCTAAAATGTCAAGACCATTTACATCATCATTGAATAAATTATATCTTTCATTTATTTCTTCTAAATCTGTTCCAAGTGAAGTTCGACAGCATGGACATCTAAATAAACCGCATGGTTTTGAAATTTGTTTTGCTTCATATGCTTTAAAAATACATTTTTTATGGAATCCATGACCACAAACAGTTAAATATGAATCATTTTTGCAAATTATATTATCATAACATATAGGACAAGTTTCAAATGGTCTTATATACATTTTGATGTTCAATTTTGGTTTCATTTCATCATTTCCTATTTTAATTGGTAAAATTATGCTTGATTTATTTACATTTGAATATTCATATAAATCATAAATATCTTCCATCGTCATTTAACTTTTTATTTATTTCTGAATTATTTTCAATTTTTATTTTAAAATATTTAAAAAATAAATAAAAATTGAAAAATATTCACATAATATTTCATTCAATATTAAGAAAGAATGGAACTTGAATTAGAAGAAATTTGGAAAATATGCACTGATTATGATATGTATGAAGTCAGTAATTTAGGGATATAACCTCAATAAAAAAAGTATTATGTAAAAAAACAAAATACTGCTGGTGGGTTTATTTGGAAATATTTGGATGGAATTTAAAATAAAGAAAATTATATTTTTTATCATTTAGACAATAATTATTTTTTTCTGTATAAAAAATAAAATATTATAGTAGATTATAAGAATGGTTTTATCAAATGGTTCTAAAATGGCAAGAAATCAAGCATCAATTGTTAATCGGCCTACGTGTTCTGGAAACATGAAATCAGGATTAGCCCCACGCATTGGTCACTTTTTAACATCAAATCCCTCAATGATTGGTGCCACAAATACTCAATTCGGTTTATTTTGTATTCCAAATCGTACAATTCAAACTCAAAGGTATGGTGTCCAAGCAACTCGAACTGGACGTATGTAAAACATATTTTTATATATTTTTTTATAAATTTGTTATAAAATATAAACAATTTAATAACAAATTCAATAATAATATAATTAAATGATTTTAAAAATTGATATTCGTGAGACGTCATTAATGCAACTTTGCCAACAAAATATAAGTCAAATTAAACAATATGAAGGTATAGAATTAGTTAGTGAAGTATTGCCAATAGGTGATGTAATTATATGTGATGAGAATAATGAATATTTGATAATTGAAAGAAAATCATTGGTTGATTTGTCTTCAAGCATAACTGATGGGAGATATGAAGAGCAATCGTACAGATTGGATGGATTGGCACATCATAATCATAATATAATTTATTTAATTGAAGGTGAAATGAATAGTTTTATAATGAAATCGCGAAAAAGCAAGATTGATAATTCGATGCTTTACTCGGCAATGTTTTCAATAAATTATTACAAAGGATTTTCTTTAATGCGGAGTTCGAATATAGCAGAAACAGCAATAATGTTGTGTAATATGTGTAGTAAATTAAAGCGCGATATTGCGAAGGGTCGAGTGCCATATTATCGGAATTTAAACCCGGAAATTTCCGTAAAAACGGTCTCGAAAACGGAAACGGAAACAGAATTAAATTCTGAGTCTGACTCTCAAATTGAAGAAAAAACAGATGCTGAAATATCGAAAAATTATTGCACAGTGATTAAAAAAAATAAAAAAGAAAATATTACAAAAGAAAATATAGGAGAAATAATGTTGTGTCAAATTCCTGGGGTAAGTTCAACAATCGCGATTGCTATAATGAAAAATTATAATTCTTTTCATGGATTGATGAATGATGTGAATAATAATCCAAAATGTTTAGATAATTTATGTACGACTGATAAAAATGGAAAACAACGAAAAATTAGTAAATCAGCAATATCATCAATCATTCAATTTTTAACAAATTAAAATATAAAATATAAAATATAAATTATAAATTATAATTTATAAAAATATAATATAACAATGACTGAATTTATAAAAACAATTGGTGTATTAATTGTTGCTTTTATGACAGTATATGTTATTATAACTTTAACGCAATCTAAAAATAATTCTGGTATAATTGAAGGTATGGAAAATGAGACAGCACCTAAATCGGGTGAAGCAGGATCGGCAGCATCATATGCCGATAGTATTAAAGCACAAAATGTTAAAATACAAGACGAATTATTAGTGCCAAAATATCGAAAAGATTACGAAAATACAATTATTCACATGGATGACTTAGTTGGAACAATGATGATCAAACAAATACAAAATATGACTGTCGGTGGAAGCGATTCCAAATCATTAATGTTATCATTAAATAATTTAAATACTTTAAAAATGGCAAAAGAATCATTGGGTGTTGCAATGAAATATTTAGATGGCATGTAATTCTTTTAAAATTATAAAAAAATAAAAATTGAAATATAATAATATGATAAGTTTGTACATATCATATTATTAATAATTAATTATGTTTGAAATTGAAATTGAGCAATTGCTAAACTTTGATGAAACACAAACAATTGTTTCGGAATTATCTGATGGAAAATCTTCTCAACTCAAAAATTTCAAGTCAATTCAAGAAATTAATGAAAAAATGTTTAAAGAATTATCAAAATTAACATTGGAAAAATTAAAAGATAAATGCAAAACATTTGGAATTCAAGTAAGTTCAAAAAGTAAAAAAACAGAAATTATTGGATTGTCAATGATTGAATTTGAAAAGACGTGGATTGTATTTAAGAATTTAAATAAAAATGAACTTAAAGAAGAATGTAAAAAAAATAAAATTAAAGGAATAACTGGATTAAAAAAAGAAGAATTGATTTCATTGATTATGAATTATTATTCTGAAAATTTAATTATAAATTCACAATTAAAATATGAAGAAATTAAAATGCAAGAACCCCAAGCTGTCGAAATTGAACAACAATCAATATTACAAGTATCACAAGCATCATTAATTGAAGACTTAGAAAAACAACGACAAGATATTGAAAAAAAAATGTTGGAAGAAATTGAAAGACAACGAATTGAGCTCGAAGAAAAAAAGAGACATGAAGAATTAGAAAGATATAAAATTGAAGAAACTGAAAAATTAAGAATAGAAACAGAAAAACAACAAGAGAAAGAAATGGAAAAAGAAGAAAAAAAGAAAAAGAAACAGGTTATTCCAAAAAATGTCAGAAATATAGTTTGGAATCATTATATTGGTGAAGATATTATAAAACATAGATGTCTATGTTGTAAAAAAGTTTTGATAACAAATACAAATTTTGAAGTTGGTCATGTACTCAGTGAAAAAAATGGCGGAACACACGAAATAAATAATTTACGACCCATTTGCGGGTCTTGCAATCATTCCATGGGAATAGAAAATATGGTTGAATTTGTTGTTAAATATGGATTGTATATTGGATAAAATTTATTTTTTTAATTTAAAAATATTTTAATTTTATAATTTTATAATTTACAATTAATGATTTATTATTTATTATTTTTCTGATTTGCATTTGGAATTTATAGCATCTCAAGATATAAACAATTTTATCTCTCAAATTAAACCTGGGTTAAATCAAATATGTATTTTAGATGGTGATATTGGAAATCCATATGACTCTTACTATGCAATCCAATTGGATATCCTGAAGAAAATTTTAATATAAATTTTGATAAAATAATTACACTTTAAATCTTACTTTCGGTTAAACCTTATTTCCATCATAATACCCTGTATCAACTAACTGACTACTATATTCTTCACCGCCCCAATTTGGATCCATAGCATTTCCGCTATAAAGCATGTTTGCTTCGGCGTGTTTCATAGCATCGAGGGGGGTATATGTTCCAACATAATAAGAACTTTCATCAAATCCGGGATAACTATTTTGATTATATGGTTTATCTGCATGTGTTGCATCAACTAATTTATTAAAATCAATAGGTGATGGAAGTGCTGATGATAATCCTCCTTCTAATTCATTAACACTTGGTCTAACTTTGTAAACCCGATTTCCTTGTGCGTCATAACTATTTTGGACGTATAAAACCGGGCATCTTATTCCCGCGCCTTTTTGCCATCGCAAAAATTCATTATATTCGTCTAAATTATTAAACATTACCGGATTAACTCCTGGAACTTGAACAATATTAGAATTATATAAATAATATTTACTGCCTTTTTGAATCAATAAATTTGGACATCTAATTTCTCCGCTGACATCAGTTAATCCTTCAACCATTTTATTTTGAGAATAAACTAGATAAAAATATAATCCACCTAAAAATAATATAATCATCAATGCAATTTTAATTCTATTCGTTAATGTATTTACGTTCATTTTTATATATTTAATTACGATAAAAATATATTATTATAAAAATTATTATAATATATCTATTTAATTATATTTTGCGATTATAATATATAAATGGTGATATTGAATGCTAGTGATCCCAATGATGCGAAAAAAATGAATGATATAATAAATGATACGAAGCATGTATTTATATTAGTTTATATGATTGGGTGTGGACCATGTAACGCAACGAGACCCGAATGGAAAAAAATGTGCCAATCATTAGAAAATAAATATTCATCAGATGGTGATGTTGCTATCTTAGATTTAGATAGTAAATTTATGAATGAAGTAAAACAAATGGGTGATGTAAGTGGATTTCCGACAATGAAATATATTGGAAACAAAGGAACCACAGTTGAATCATATGAAGATAGTAACATACCGGATAAAAAAAGAAGTTCAGATTCATTTGTAAAGTGGATTGAAAGCAAAGTTTCGAATCCAAATGTTGACAACTCTAATTCAAGCATGTCAGTAAATGAATTATCCCAATTAATATCATCAACGCAACCTCATTCAGCAAAAACAATAGAAAATAATACCCCAACAAGAAAAATTCAAAAAAATACTAGATATAAAAAATCAAAAACAAAAACAAATAGAAATATAAAAACAAAAACAAAAACAAATAGAAAAACAAAAATAAAAAGAAAAAGAAAAACAAAAACAAAAACAAAAACAAATAGAAAAACAAAAACAAAAACAAAAACAAAAACAAAAACAAAAACAAATAGAAAAATGAGAAAATAATTAAACAATTAAAAACAATATAAAGATATCTAATTAATTTTAATATATTTAACTTAAAATTAATTCAAATGCTTTTTAAAATAAAGGTGTAAATAAAAAATTGAAATAAAAACAACTATTATTTTTATATTAATATACAATGGACTACGAGTATAAACTTTTCGAATTCAATATTTACAACAGACCTGCTTTCTCCGAAGATGTAGGTGAAAATAGTAGTGAAGATGAAAATTTTAAATCACGCAAAAAAGACACAAATTTATTTGTAATTCAAATGTTTGGAATTGATGAACAAGGAAATCAATGTTCCATCATTGTTGAAGATTATAAACCATTCTTTTATGTTAAAATTCCACTTGAGGAAACTAGATTAAATTTTATTCGATTATTTGAAACTCACATCAAGGATATCGTTGGAAAATATTACGAAGATTCAATTTCATTCGTGATTGAACAACATAAAAAATTGTACGAATTTGATAACAATACTAAATATAATTTTATAAAAATTTCATTCAACAATATTACAATATACAATAAAGTTAAAAAAATATGGTATTCAATGGGTGAGGATGAATCTGATGAACGAAAATTAACAAAACACGGTTATGATTTCAATGGAACCAAATTAGAATTGTATGAAACTAGCATTCCACCTTTACTTCGATTCTTTCACATTAAAGAAATCAGTCCTTCTGGCTGGATTAAACTTCCTTTAAGAAAATGCAATGAAATATTTGGAGAAAATAAATTAACAACATGTCATAAAGAATTTATAATTAGTATAGATGACATAATTCCGTTAAATTATAAAGAAACTCCTGTGCCATATAAAGTTATGAGTTTTGATATTGAAGCATCGAGCAGTCACGGAGATTTTCCTGTTCCTATCAAATCTTATAAAAAATTAGCAACCAACATTGTTGATTATTTCGATGCATTTAAATTATCTTCATTTGAAAATAACATTCAAAAATATAATTTTATTAAAAATGAACTAATTCAAATAATTCAATCAGCTTTCGGATTTGGAGCAAAAGACCATATAGACTTGGTTTATCCAAAAAATCCAATAACAGAAATTGAAGATTTAAATTTTCGAATAAATTTATTGTTTCAAATGAAATTAAAAGATGCTAAAAAAAACGATAGTTTAGAGCAAAATATAGAAACATATTTCAGTAAAAATAACATCAATAATAAAACTGATATTTCAGAAAAAGATGATGACAATAATGATGACAGCGACAGCGATGATGAACAAATGGATAACATAGTTGAAGAATTTCATACAAAAAAATATTATAATGATGAAATCATCAACATTAATTACAATATCATAGATATTTTATGCGATTTGAATGTAAGCCGGGAAACAAAATTAAATGAATTGGTAAAATTATTTGGAAATCGTGAATTGTTTCCACCTCTCGAAGGAGATAAAGTAACATTTATCGGTTCAACATTTTTAAGATATGGTGAATCAGAATCATATTTGAATCATTGCATGGTATTAAATAGTTGTTCAAGTTTGCATGATATGCTACAATATTCTCAAATTGAAACTTTCGAAACTGAAAGAGAAATGTTGCTCGCATGGACTAATTTAGTTGCGCATCGCGAAAATCCCGATGTTGTTACTGGTTATAATATATCAGGGTTTGATTATGAATTTATGTTTAGACGATCACAAGAATTAAATTGTGTTTACGAATTCCTTCAATTGTCTAAAAATAAAGATGAATTATGTGGAAATATTGACTATAAAACTAAAAAAATAGATATTGAAAGAAGTTTAATAGTTTTAGCTTCAGGAGCATATGATTTATCTATAATTAAAATGCCGGGCAGATTGCCAATAGATATGTTAAATTGGTTCAGACGAACTGAAAATTTAATATCATATAAATTAGACTTTGTATCCGGATATTATATTGGGGATGTCGTTAAATCATGCCTTCAATTAGATACATACAAGACACGTGTAATGACAAATAATATGACCGGACTACAAAAAGATAGTTTTATACATTTTCAAGAAATTAATCATTCAAGCGATTATTATAAGCAAGGTGCTAAATTTAAAGTTATCAGAATAAATAAAAACGAAAGATGGTTTGAAATTGAAGGCCATGAAAACCCACAAGCAAAAATAGTTAAGTGGGGTCTTGCTAAAGATGATGTCGATGTCAAAGATATTTTTAGAATGACGAATGAAGGTCCTGAATCACGAGCAATCATTGCAAAATATTGTATTCAAGATTGTAACTTAGTTCATCATTTGTTTAATAAAATAGATGTAATGACTGATTTAATTGAAATGTCAAAAATTTGTAGTGTTCCAATGAGTTTTCTAGTATTTCGCGGGCAAGGAATTAAATTGACTAGCTATGTTGCTAAAAAATGCCGTGAAAAAGGAACATTGATGCCGACAATTAATAAAGGTTCGACAGATGATGGTTATGAGGGAGCTATTGTTTTGGCTCCTAAATGTGGTCTTTATTTAGATAATCCAATCGATGTTGGCGATTTTGCCTCATTATATCCATCGTCAATGTTGTCAGAAAATTTATCACCTGACAGTAAAGTTTGGTCTAAAATATTTAATTTATACGATGAACTCATCGCCGAAACTGGTCAAAAAGATAATGATGGAAATTTTATATATGATAATTTGCTAGGTCGTGAATATGTAAACATTACATTTGATACTTATAGATATGTTAGAAAAACTCCAAAAGGAAAAGCCGAAAAAATTAAATCAGGATATAAAATTTGTCGATTCATTCAACCAATAGTTGACTCATCGGGAAAAGAAGAAAAAGCAATTATGCCGGCAATTTTACAAGAATTATTAAAAGCCAGAAAAGATACAAGAAAAATTCAAAAAGACACAGATGATGATTTTATGTGGAATATTTTGGAAAAACGTCAACTAGCTTACAAAGCAACTGCTAATTCATTGTATGGTCAATTGGGTGCGAAAACTAGCACATTTTACGAACCTGATATCGCTGCCTCTACAACCGCAACAGGACGTTTACTTCTCACATATGCCAAACGTGTTATTGAAGAATGTTATGGGGACAATGAAATTGACACTAAATATGGTATGGTAAATACCAAAGCTGAGTACATATATGGAGACAGTATAGCAAATTATACACCAGTTTACGTTTCTACCTTTGAGAAAGGTAGATCCAAAAAAGATGCTAATAGGATTATGGACATATTAACTATCGAAGATTTGGCAATTAAATATGGCGGAAATAATTGGATAATGTGTTCTGAAGAAGGAAAACAAGACAAAGAATTTTGCGAATTATGTGACGTTGAATCATGGAGTGAACAAGGTTGGACTAAATTATATCGAGTTATTCGACATCAATTGGCGCCACATAAAAAAATGATGCGAATTCTAACACATACTGGATTAGTAGATGTGACAGACGACCATTCATTGTTGAGACCAGATGGATCTGAAGTATCGCCAAATGATATTAGTATTGGCGATGAATTGTTACACTCTAAACTTTATAAAAAAAGTGACAATAACGTAGAATATGATAACATTGAATCATTTACAAAATATTTTAAACATGATGATATCGTTAATGCCTCATTATACGCAAATTATTTAAATAGCATTGATGTCAAATTTTCAATTGATAGTTATCCTAATTTAAGCATTAAGATAACATCATATCATCATGAGAAAAATGTAATAGAAAATTCAATAAAGCAAATACACGAAATAGAATATTCTGGATATGTGTATGATTTAACAACTGAAAATCATCACTTTGCAGCAGGAGTTGGAAATTTAATTGTACATAATACCGACAGTGTGTTCTTTACATTTAATCTAAGCGATAAAGAAAGTGGTGAAAAAATAGTAGGTGAAAAGGCTCTCGAAATAGCAATTGAAGTTGCACAAGAAGCGTGTCATACAGTATCCAAATTTTTAAAACAACCCCATGATTTTGAATATGAAAAAACATTCATGCCATTTTGTTTATTATCAAAAAAAAGATATGTTGGAATTAAGTATGAATTAGATTACAAAAAAGGCAAACGCAATGAAATGGGAATTGTTTTAAAACGGAGAGATAATGCCCCCATCGTAAAAGATGTGTATGGTGGAGTAATAGACATATTAATGAATGATCGAAACTTAAAAATGGCGATTGATTACGTAAATTCGTGCATGCAACAATTAATAAATGGAACTACATCAATGGAAAAATTAATCATCACAAAGTCATTGCGTTCATTTTATAAAAATCCAAAAGGAATTGCCCATAAAGTATTAGCTGATAGAATAGGCGAGCGTGAACCAGGAAATAAACCAACATCAGGAGATAGAGTATCTTATGTATATTTTGTAAATAATAAAAAACCAAAAATAGGAGACAAATTATTACAAGGAGATAAAATAGAAACACCTAAATTTATAAGAGAACATAATTTACCAATTGATTATTCTCATTACATTACAAATCAAATTATGAAGCCACTTTCGCAATTATTTGGATTAGTTTTGGAAGATTTATGGAGAGAACAAACGCCATCAAAAGCATATAAAATTGAACCATATAGAGAAAAAATTAATTCAATCAAAAATGATATATTTACAACTGATTCAAAAAAAATAGAAAATAAAATAAATAAACTTAATTTGAAAGAAGTTCAAGAATTAATATTTAATCCACATTTAATTGAAATAGAACACAAGAAAAATAAAACACAAAAAATTACTAATTTCTTTAAGGTGAAGAATACCAAATAAAAGTTTATTCATCAATTAATTCACTCATTTCATAAATAATTATATTATTTTAAATATAATTATTTTTATTTTATAATTATTTTTATTTTATAATTATTTATTTTTTTCATCTTCTTCCAAAATAATAAGTAATTCCATTTCTATGAATAACATTTCCACTAATATCATAATTTATATTGG